AATTGAGCAGACCTTCAATCGCAAACTGAGGATCCTGAACACCAACTTTTGCCAGGAATAAGGCAAAACCCAGTGGTGCTTTCGACTGCACCATCCCCTGCGCAGCCATCACATCCGTAATCGTTAAACCACCAGAGCCTGTCGCCGGTGCGTCATCGCTCAATTTTGGAGATTTTGGGGAGTAATATTTCGGTAAGGCTTCAAGGTTCATGCTCGTTCTCCACTTACGCCAGTACGCCTATTGCCAGCGCACGATCGATAAAACGAAATATCAGCTCCAGTTGGGAGCCATACTTCTCTTCAAATGCCACGGTATCCGCATGCAGCTCGTCGTGATGCTTTCTGCACAAAGGCAACACAAAGAGGTCATGCGCTTTTGTACCCATTCCACCCTGACCGTGGCCTATCAGGTGGTGGGGATCATCAGCAGGCTTTCCACAACATGCACACGGCTGTGTCTTAACCCAGCGCGTGTACTTTTCATTAACCCAGCGGCGACGTTTTGGGCGTAACATAAAAGACTCCGGCGACTCCGGCTCCACTTTCAGCGCCAGCACCTTTTTCGCCTTATCCTGGATGATGCTGGTGGCAGGAACCGAAGGCACAAGGTCACTTTCCCGGGTAACAGACGGCACAACAGGCTTCGGTAATCTCAGTGCCTTACGGGCTGCACTTTCCGGTAAGGCATCCGCCAGATCATTACGAATCAGCCACCAGCACAGTTCCGGCATTGTCACAACGTGACTGTCATCAAAACCGAGATCCCGACGCACAACAGACAACACCCAGCGGGCACAGTTATCCGTTGCCATTGATTCCAGCCGTTCCGTGAACTGATCGCGCAGCTGGTTATCGCAGTGCCAGCACAGACGGATTGCGCCCGGCGCGTGTCGCATTGTGGTCATGTTCTCGCTGTGCCAGTCGGAATGAGGCCACTGGCAGCCTTTTTCACGAAGTAACCAGCTTTCAAGACATTCCACGCCACCAGCACGACGGATCACTGCCTCATTGCGGAACACGGCCTGAACGGCAGGATCATCCGCCAGCGGTTGTGATGCCGCCGGAACGGCACCACTGGCGAAAGATGAATAACGTTCCGGCTCAGGCTCCAGCAGGACACGCCCCTGCATAAACAGGGGCATCAGCTCTGAACCGGGTCTGAACAATACGATCCCCATACGCGGGGCAATTTCAGGGGTCAGTAGTGCTCTCACGGTCACCTCAATGAACGGTATCGAGCAGCTTTAACAGCTCAGGGAATCGGGATTCGAAGAAATGCGGCTGCGTCTCGCGCGGATTTGCAGGACTGGTGATGTTCTTGCCGAACATGCAGCCTTTCGCCGTCAGCGACCAGAATTTTTTGATGTTGTTAATCGCGGTACGGCTGTATCGTTCGCGTTGTTCAACGATCCCCAGCTTCGCCATCTGGTGATATGCCTGATTAGCTGTCAGGCGGATACCATACTGCTTCAGCAGTGCACTCAGTGACAGCGTGGGGCGGCTTGAGCCATCAGGCGCGTCAGCAGGAGCATCAATGGCATAGCGCGGTGCCAGATTCGGTAAGCCAACAGCCTCCTGGAGTTTCTGACAGGCACCAAGCACTGAAGAGTTAGACAGATTTAACTCCCGGCGCATAAAGTCCAGCAGGATCACGCCAGCCTGCATCTTGTCAGCAGCCTGTCCGGATAACTTTTCCGGCGCGCTGGTTACCATATCGAAAGTACGGATCACCTTCAGATGGAATGACGGGCTGATCCACATTGCATAGGCATACACCAGTTCCTTACAGACATACGTTCCCCGTTCATTTCCCCCATGAATCACACTCACCGGGTCAACACCCAAATTCTGGGTGTTGGTTAATTCATGAACAAGCTCAACAGTTTGTTGGCTGGAAAGAAACTTTCCTGGCTCCTTGGTTCTGGCATTTGCACCAGATGCTACTGCTGCGCGATGCAGATCGTTCAGGCTGTAACGCCCATAAGCATCACGACGAACTTCAATACCATCAATGACCATCAGATTATTCATACTTCGTTTCTCCTCTTAATCAGGCGGCTGCACCCGCCGTTTTCTCGTACTTACTGATAGTGATCTCGACCTTCCCTTCCGGGATAACCGGTCCCCACTCCACCAGCATTCTTTTCACCTGACTGTCGTCTTCCCACACCCCCGCGTGGGTCAGGGCGTCAAACAGCGCCTTGTTATAGTTGTCCAGATCGCGGATCCTGTTATCCGGAGGAAACAACACGATCTCCACTGAAGCAGGTGCCGACGTTGGTTTCGGCAGACGACGTAACTGCTCAACTATTGCTGCGCACGCCGCGCTCTGGAATTTTCGCCCCGCCGTGCTTATCAGGCTCTTACCAGCAAACGCCCCTTTGTTGGGGTGTCGCCAGTACGTGTTCACGCTGGGCGGAAAAGGCAGGATCAGCTTCATACTTTCAGGCCCCTCTCATGTAACCAGTGGGTTGCACGCAGCCTTGCGTTTTCCTCACCGGCAAGCAGTGAGCGGATAATCCCGACCGCCTCGCTGTCGTCGTCCTTCACCGCGGTATGAAGCGTGATGCCCCGGGCCACGCCACGCTTTATCGTGATGACGCCTTTTTTCTCCAGTGCGCGAAGATGCTCCACCGCTGCATTCACTGAACGGTATCCCAGCATGGTTGCCACCTCCTGATTGGTTGGCGGGAAGCCACGTTCTTTCTGATAAGAAATCAGCATATCCAGCACCTGCTGCTGGCATTGAGTTAACGTCGTCATGCCGCCATCTCCCTGACCAGTTTTTCTGCCTGCTGGCGAACCTGCGCCAGAAAGGCCTCACCACATGCCTCAAGTTCATCGCGCCCGATGTAGCTGATTGCCGGTCCCTTCCAGGTCTTGTCGAAAACAGCAATAGCACCAGCGAAGAAAGCGCCTGTCGGCACCTGCTTCTCATCCTTCGGGATAAACCAGGCAGGCAGTTCAAAACCAATACGCCCGCGAATAAAAGCAATATGATCTGCATCTTCCGGCCACCACACTTCGCTGGTGGCAGCTTTGATCAGGAAAACATAGCGCCCGCCTTTATCACGCATGGCACTGGCATGCTTCATGATGTAACGCATGCCGGTGATGTATTGCCCCTCATGCTGACTGGCGCGGCTGTATGGGGGATTACCAAAGGCAGCACCTTTAAGCTCCGCAAGGCGTTCTGACCAGTCATGCGCCAGCGCGTTGTCTTCCGCCGTGTAATACGCAGCACATTTGGCGTTATCACCGTCAGTGAACAGATCCAGAACAAACGGGCCAAACAGGGTGTTAATTCCCCAGAAAATGTTGTCCGGCGTGCGCCACTGATCGCCCACTTCCTTCAGTTCATGGGCTGGTTTGTTCCGCAGTTCCGCCAGCGCCTGGCAATATTTATTACTCATTAAGCCCCCACGTAATTCCCTGAGAGATACCACTCTTCACCTGATGCAGCCCGCTTACTGCTTTTCCGTAAACACCGTTCACGACGCGCCAGAAAATTGTTTCGTTCTGGCTGGGAGTGGCTTTCACGGAATGCCGCCATCCACACCGTTGCAGCACGACGGTATAAGCCCCTGGACTCCAGTTCTTCCGCCTGGCGGGTCAGGCACAAAATCACCCGCGGGTCGTTAGTGCCGACATAGAAATTGCGCACAGGTCTGGTTTCACGAACTGGTTGTAGTTCCGGATCCTGCGCTCTCTCAGTCAGGCGCGGGAAATGTCTGTGTGTATCTCCTTCACAACGGTGAGCCACACGCCCACTCTGACGTAACTTGCTTGCTGACTGCAGAACGCGCTGCCGTGAGTAACCAGCAAAAGCATCCGCAATGTCTCCGGAAGTACACCCCGGATGGGCTTCAATGAATTTCTGAACTTCATTCAAAAGACTCATGATCACCCCCTGAATCCTGCCGGGATCTGGCTGTAGTCCACGTTGTCGTAACTGGCTTTGAAGTACGGGTCTTCGCGTTTTTCTGTGTACGTGCTGACGGACGGCGATAAGCGCAGGGAAAGCTCATCCCATTTTTCCCGCAGCTTCGACGGGCTGAGCACGTTACGGCACCAGAACGGATCGCGGCTGACGCGGCTGTACATCTCGCAGATTTGTTTGTGAGTACGACCATCCTGCACACACATCAGGCGAATTTCGTTTGCCCAGGCTGTCCAGTTCGGTTCTTTGGGACGAACCACCTCGCCGTCACATTCGGCAGCCTGCTCGTACAGGGCGATGATTTTTTTCCAGAGCCACTGTGCGCAGGTCAAATCATCCTGCGTCCCCCACTGGCGCTTTTTAGGGCTGAATACAACCGCATCAGGATGGCGAGTTAAAAAATCCTGTTCAGCCGTCTGCGTGTCCGGTTGCGAAGCGTCCGGACGAGAAGGTTTTTTATCTGACGGATCATGTTTTGATTTTACTGACGGATCCCCGCCAGATTCTGACGGGTGAAAACCCGCTTTTTTGCCAGATTTCGACGCATCAAATTTTGACGGGTCAGATTTTGATGCGTCAGATTTTGACGGGTCAGAATCTGACAGTTGAGAAAATGCCGCTGCCTGAAGCTTCGCAACGTTAAGCTGATAAACATTCGACGCATTGCGGTTACCCTGGCGACGCGCCTTACGCGTTAACCAGCCTTCTGCTTCCAGCCGTGCGATAGCCGTTCTGACGGTACTCATCCCCGCGCCAATCTGACGGGCAATGGTTTCAATTGATGGCCAGCACACACCTTCGTCATTACTGAAATCAGCCAGGCGGGCCATAATTGCCACGCTGGATAACTTCATGCCTGATGCAGCGCAACCATCCCATACATAGCCGGTTAATTTAGTGCTCATGACCGACCTCTATTTCCCTGAATTTACGACGAAACTGTTCGAGCGGACTGAAGCATTCATGCTCATAACCTTCGCGGAGGTAGATAACCCGTTGTGTTTCCGGCTCCCAACGAATGACTCTGACGGGCACTCCGTAGTGATCTTTGAACCAGCGGTTAACTTGTCGCAAAGGACTGTCTCCTTCTGCCGGTTGAAATCACCCACAGCCCACTCTGCAAAGCTGTGGGTTACAATTTCCCTGTCACCTGGTACATTCACTGCATAGCAATATTCCACCTTCGCTTTTCCACCCGGTACAGGAAGCGCAATCAGTTGCGAGCGACGGTAGTGTGTTGTTAAACTGTTCATGCGTTAGTTTCTCCACAACCAGAAGCAATCGACGCCACGACGCCCGGAGCTGCACACTCGCGGGCGTTACTCTTTTCCGGCGCACAAAAAACACGAAATAACAGTGTTAAATGCTCCTGCCACTTCGCCATTACTTGGTAGCTGTTCTCTTCGATTTGCTCACGCTCAGCTTGGTCAATAACTCCATCAGCAGTTGCCTTGCGTAAGTACTGGGAATGCTTGCCAATCCATTCTATTGACTCCATCAGCCGCTGATTAATGTCACCATTGTCAATGTCATCAATGACCACCAGCGGCACAAACACCCCATTACTACGACGGGCTATTGCATCCGTTACATGCCTGGTACCACTGGCATCCTGTAAAACCATGGCCCACTCAAGTGGAAAAATTTGATCCCCACCGCTACGTAGTCTGTTATGCAATTGATCTTTTGCTGGGGTGATATCATCAGATTTATACAAACCAAGAATTTCTGCTGCTTCCTCATAGCCATGAGGTAAATCAGCAATCGTTCTTCGTATTGCTGCCACCAGCCATGCTGGTTGTTTATCAACTTTCCATTCAGGTTCTTTACCCACGGTTAATTCCTCATTTCTGTGGTGTTTTTATGCCGCAGCACTGTTAGTCTTTTGATATAAAGACACGTCAACTTTCAGTTTCCCGTTAGTAATTTTTTCTAACTGGTACGCTCGGCCTTCAGGAATAATCTCAGGCCACTCTGAAACAGACGGATGCTTAATACCTAGGGCTTCGGCGGTTTTACAAACTCCGCCGAAATAATTAATCACGTCGGATTTCCGCATTTCTGCCTCCCGTTAAATTGCGTTAAGCAGAAATGTAGGATATCCAACATGCCAATGTCAAGAATCCTACATAGGCATGTGGTAGGATTGCCTACATGATGAACATGAGTGATCGTATTCGCCAAAGGCGAAAAGAACTGAACCTGACACAACAAGCACTGGCTGATTTGACTGGTGTGAACCGCGTCACGGTTACTGGATGGGAAAAGGACGACTACCAACCAAATGGAGCCAACCTTCAAGCCCTAGCCAACGCACTTAAATGCGATCCTCTGTGGCTTGTTAGCGGAAAAGGCTCGCCTGAACCAAAGATAAATCTAAAACCTGAAATATTCGCAGTTAAAAAAGTCCCCCTTATCTCGTGGGTTCAGGCGGGTTCATGGACAATGACGGAGCCTGGTGTCAGGAAAGAAGATGCTGAAGAGTGGGTTTATACTACCGCCCTTGTATCAGAAATGGCATTTGCACTACGGGTCCGTGGTGATTCAATGACCAATCCCCTCGGCTCACCATCGATACCAGAAGGTTCTATCGTTATCGTAGAGCCAGATATTATTGATACAGAGTGTATTAACGGAAAAATCGTTGTTGCCCATATCAATGGTGGGCAAGAAGCGACACTCAAAAAATTTGTTGAGGACTGGCCGAACAGGTATCTCGTCCCACTAAATCCTAACTATAAAACTATTGAATGCGGTGAGAACTGCAGAATAGTTGGTCTTGTCAAACAAGTAATAATGGATTTTTGACACATCTTCCTCACTATCGCAAAACCGGGGTATCCCCGGTTTTTTTATGAGCCTATCTTTTTATGTAGGATAACCAACATAAACTCTTGACACCCGCATGTTGGATATCCTACATTTGTTTTTAGAGTTGTGGTGAATGCGCAGGCTGATGCGCGAAAGACATTGCAGCTATTGCGGAAAAGAGCTGTTCGGCGGGGCAATTAAACGCCCGTATCTGGAGGTTAAAGAACAAAATGAAAGTCCAGATTTTAAACAATAGTGGTGAAGTCGTTTGGTCATACGACATAGCCGCTCCTGTAGATCAGAGCGGCGATAGCTGGACCAATGGGAAACATCAGATTATGGCTGGAGTTGTATTCTCTTTACGCCGTGCTTTGGAACAGGCTGAAGTCTTTCCATCAGACCCTGAATGGAAATGGCCTTTTTCTATTTGTCCAAATTCGGAGAGTACATTTCAGAAAATTGGTCAGAAAGTCGCACTCGAAGAGCATCAGCCAACTGTTTCCTGATTTTTTCAGGTAACTCGTCGGCATCGCAGAAACAACAACGCTCGATCATGTTGAAAGCCGATTCGTAGAACTGTTTTTGCTGAGTGTCGCTGAGACAGGAAAAGAGCGACGTTACGATGATTTTATTAATTGCATTATCAAGTTCTTTTTCATCAAAAGTCATTTGATTTTCCTTTTATGTATACGGGCTTAAAAGGATACCACCGAGCCTGAAGTGGTGAAAAGACAGGCACATAACAGCTAAGTATTTTCAACCAGAGAGAATCCTTAGCGTTGTGGTGAATGCGGCTCAGCGCACGCGGGTTAAGGTTGAGGCTGACAGTCGACCTTCTGTGGATACCCACCCGCCTGGTGTGCAACCTTCGCCAGGCACCGGGAGGCACCCGGCACCACAACTTTATGCTGTGTGTAGTCCTGGCGGTACCAGCTTGTACCATTGCTTCCGGCTGGTACCGTCCTTTTTACAAAACAGAGAAGAGCATCACCGGACGACGGGCTCATAACCCAATCCATCCGGGCGGCAGCCACCGCAGGTGTTCTTCTCTGTTTTGTGGAGAAACCAACCGACCTTGCAGGGTCGATATGATGAGGAGCAGCAAAATGGCTAGCGAACGCAGTACTGATGTGCAGGCATTTATCGGGGAGCTGGACGGCGGCGTATTTGAAACCAAAATCGGCGCAGTTCTCAGTGAAGTCGCTTCCGGTGTGATGAACACGAAAACCAAAGGGAAGGTCTCACTCAACCTGGAAATCGAACCATTTGATGAGAACCGTGTGAAAATCAAACACAAACTCTCATATGTTCGCCCGACTAACCGCGGGAAAATTTCCGAAGAAGACACCACCGAAACGCCGATGTATGTCAATCGCGGTGGTCGCCTGACTATTCTGCAGGAAGACCAGGGACAATTACTGACTCTTGCCGGTGAACCTGACGGAAAACTCCGCGCAGCAGGTCATTAATATCGTTCTTAATTAACTGATTATTTATCTCATCACTGAATATCTTAATATAGTGAGGACTTATTATGTCTCAGTACTTAGACGCAACCGCAATTAATCAAATCCATGCCCTTATTTCTGCTCAGGGTGTTAATGAAATTATCAGTAAGATTGGTGCCGATGCTGTGGCATTGCCTGAGAATTTCCGCATTCATGATCTGGAAAAATTTAATTTAAATCGTTTCCGTTTCCGTGGTTCACTTTCCACTGCCAGCATCGATGACTTTACCCGTTATTCTAAAGATCTTGCAGATGAAGGCACCCGCTGCTTTATCGATGCCGATAATATGCGAGCCGTCAGTGTGCTTAACCTGGGTACTATTGATGAACCAGGTCACGCAGATAACACCGCCACTCTCAAACTGAAAAAGACAGCACCGTTCTCTGCTCTGTTGTCTGTTAATGGCGAGCGTAACTCCCAGAAGTCACTGGCAGAATGGATTGAAGACTGGGCCGACTACCTTGTGGGCTTTGATGCTAATGGTGACGCCATTCAGGCAACCAAAGCGGCTGCGGCGATCCGTAAAATCACAATTGAAGCGAACCAGACCGCTGATTTTGAAGACAATGACTTCAGCGGCAAACGCTCCCTGATGGAGTCTGTCGAAGCGAAGACCAAAGACATTATGCCAGTGGCATTTGAATTTAAATGCGTTCCGTTTGAAGGTCTGAAAGAACGTCCGTTTAAATTACGCCTCAGCATTATCACTGGCGATCGTCCTGTACTGGTTCTGCGCATTATTCAGCTGGAAGCGGTGCAGGAAGAAATGGCTAACGAATTTCGTGATCTGCTTGTTGAGAAATTCAAAGACAGCAAAGTAGAAACCTTTATTGGTACTTTCACCGCCTGATTTCATTACTGCAAATGCCCCTGCGGGGGCATTTATGGAAACGTAATTAACTCAATAATCACCGGATGGTGAGGGATTCTTTTTAGCAGAATTCAGCGCGGTGCAGCGCATATACGTGGAGAACAAAATGTCATTTATTAAAACTTTTTCCGGGAAGCATTTTTATTATGACAGGATAAATAAAGACGACATCGATATTAACGATATCGCGGTTTCCCTTTCAAATATCTGTCGCTTTGCCGGTCATCTTTCGCACTTCTACAGCGTCGCCCAACATGCGGTTCTTTGCAGCCAGCTGGTGCCGCAGGAATTTGCTTTTGAAGCGTTAATGCATGATGCAACAGAAGCGTATTGCCAGGACATTCCCGCACCACTGAAACGCCTTCTTCCTGACTATAAACGGATGGAAGAAAAAATAGACGCCGTAATCCGTGAGAAATACGGGTTACCACCGGTTATGAGTACGCCCGTGAAATATGCCGATCTCATCATGCTGGCAACCGAACGCCGCGATCTCGGGCTTGATGATGGCTCTTTCTGGCCTGTACTGGAAGGTATCCCGGCAACAGAGATGTTCAACGTGATTCCACTGGCTCCAGGCCATGCCTACGGGATGTTTATGGAACGCTTTAACGAATTATCGGAGTTACGCAAATGCGCATGAATGTTTTCGAAATGGAAGGATTTCTTCGCGGGAAATGTGTACCGCGAGATCTGAAAGTGAATGAAACGGATGCTGAATACCTGGTGCGTAAATTTGATGCGCTTGAAGCTAAATGTGCAGCACTGGAAAACAAAGTAATACCAGTGTCAGCTGAACTGCCGCCAGCGAATGAAAGTGTTCTGTTATTTGATGCTAATGGAGAAGGCTGGCTGATTGGCTGGCGTTCTCTCTGGTATACATGGGGGCAAAAAGAAACCGGAGAATGGCAGTGGACATTTCAGGTCGGGGACCTTGAAAACGTCAACATCACTCACTGGGCAGTAATGCCAAAAGCACCGGAGGCTGGAGCATAATGACCACATTTACCGATAAAGAACTGATTAAAGAAATCAAAGAACGAATCAGCAGCATGGACGTGCGAGACAATGTTGAGCGCCGTGCTTATGAAATTGCTCTGGCATCGCTGGAAGAGGATCCGGTGGCATGGCTGCATTCAGACAATGGCTTAGGTATTCCGGCAATAACCAGGAGTAAAAACATTGCTGACAGTTGGTTATCAAAGGGCTGGTATGTTCAGCCGCTATATATAGCCAAGCCAGTGCCGGTGGTGCCAGATGCTCGTCCGTCTTTAAATAATGGCATAGTCGGTTTTGATGAAGGCTGGAACGCCTGCCGCGCTGCCATGCTCTATGGTGCCGTACCTGCAAGCCAGGCTTACAAGTTGCCACAAACGCAGTTTAAACAGGTTGCTGACCTCTACGAAATGCAATTTGATGACGGTCGCACTTGTGCCTTTCACACTGATGCGCAAAAGGCTGTGCAATGGCTTCAGGCGTGCGACGGAAACAGGGTTCAGGAATACGTTAAGCTGGAACGATTGCAGAACGCACTGTCTGGCAACTCTCCGGTAACTCCGGATGGTTGGGTTATGGTGCCGAAGAGACTAACAGCCGAGAACGGCGCTAAGGGGGCGCTATCCGGTGAATTTTCAGAAACTACGTTTATAAGCTGCCTGGAATGCTTTGGCGATGATGATTGCGATACCTGTGACGGGAGCGGACGTATTGAAATTAAAGTGCCAGTCACGTGGTCGACCATAAAATCTATCTGGGATAAAGGTATCGAGTATTTTGCAGCAAAACCATCACAAGAGGTGAAGTGATGAACAACTTAATGATCGACCTTGAGACGATGGGGAAAAATAAGGATGCACCGATCGTTTCCATTGGCGCGGTGTTCTTCACTCCAGAAACCGGAGACATCGGACAAGAATTCTATACGGTTGTTAGCCTGGACAGTGCTATGAAGCAAGGAGCTACACCTGACGGCGATACCATCCTGTGGTGGTTGAAACAGAGCTCTGAAGCACGAGCTGCAATCTGTATTGATGATACTTTGTCGATCAGCGATGCACTCTCTGAACTGAGCCATTTCATTAATCAGCATGCAGACAATACAAAATATTTAAAAGTCTGGGGTAACGGGGCCACCTTCGACAACGTAATTTTACGTGGAGCTTACGAGCGAGCAGGACAAATCTGCCCGTGGGCGTACTGGAATGACCACGATGTACGCACGATCGTTACGCTTGGGCGTTCCATCGGATTCGACCCAAAAATGGACATGCCTTTCGATGGCGAACGGCACAACGCCCTGGCTGATGCCCGTCATCAGGCAAAATATGTTTCCGCTATCTGGCAGAAACTAATTCCTGCCACCAGCACAGAATTATGATTTTCCCGGGTGCAGCCGGTTTTGATGGAGAAAATTATGAACACCTTGTTTTTACTGATGGCTGAATTCAATACCCCAAACATTGAGCTGTCAGCTGTATGCCAAAAGTATTTCGGTATGAGCCCTAACACAGCAGAAGCGAAAGCAAATGCATGCCAATTGCCGATCCCGACTTATCGTGTTGGTACATCACAGAAAGCAAAGCGCTGCATCAACATTCAGGATCTTGCTGAATATATAGATAAACGGCGTGAAGAAGGCAGAATTGAATGGGAGAGGGTAAGAACAAATAGGAAAATAAATAACTAATCTCACAAAAAACCCGCTTCGGCGGGTTAGTTTTCATCTTTATAATTCTGGGCAATTCGCGCCAGATAGCTCATCACATCATGTTTTCTTGCTTTTTCATGTGCATCGGGATACATAATAGCAATGAGTGAATATTTATTCTCATAAAGCTCACCTTGGACATACACAAGACAAGCATCATTATCAGGATCACCTTTCTTGCAGACCCTATCCGGTTGTGGAAGTTTCTCGGGAAACTTGTTTGGCGGTAGACAAAGATGGATATGCATCAACCCAGCCCGAAAAGCACCATAGGGCTGAGTATACGCAACGTCCCTACCGAAATAATGCGGAAGCTCACCGGTTGCTTTGTATCTCTTGAAATCATCAATGATAGAAGACTCTAGCTCCGGGAATTTGAGAAAAACTTCATCAAAAAATTCAGCTCTAGTTTCTGGATTAATAGAGACTTCTAGATGCATGGTCGTCCGCTATCGGTTAGTGAAATTGCATCGATTTTAGCTTATTTGATGTGTGACTAGCTAGTGCTGCAATTCCAGCAAGATCCGCGCGCCCGCTAAAAGTAACAGTTTCTTTAAATATGCTCTTTATGTAATTGTTAAGGCGAGTGACAGATGAGCGAGCTTTAGCAATATGACGCCAGTAAACCTTCAGTTCTGACCTGATAAATTCAGGCAGAGGCGATTCAATTGTACGCTTCACTTCTTCTTCAAAAGCACGCAGGAACATTTCGCATGCCTCTGTCGTATCTGTCCCGTTTTTGGAAACAAACTCGCGAGCATCTTGGCTATTAAGATCAATCAAACAGATATAGTAGTCATCTGCTGCAATTGTTAACTTTTGCAAGATCTCCTTACCCTCTTCCATTCTGCGTGAGAATTCCTCAACAGAAGGAGAGTACTCAAAAGGTTTAGCAATCACAGGGGCTGGCTGGATGATGAACTCCTGCGCCATAGCAGCAGGACAAGCCAGAGGCCCGCACAATGCAGCAAAAGTAATGGCGTTAAACGGATTCATGGCAACCTCAACTGTTTTACTTACTAAGCAATAGCCTTAGCTATTTGGAGCAAAGTCTATAACCGCGGTTGTTTTTGGTCAATCAGATAAGGCAGCAAATGGTGCTTTATGAATAGATATGAATAGAAAGAGCAAAACTTCAGGTTCCCAATAGGCTCCCACAAAGTGTATAACTAGTTGTTTTTAAAAAACGGTACATCCTATCGAGCATAGG